TGTTGCAGTTGGAATAAAACTCGAGCACCTCCGTGTACTTTCGGATACTGATACATGGAAGGATTTTGTTCGTCCATTCTTCATGCGCCAGGCTGAGATTTTTTGTGCATTTCAGCACCTTCGCCGTCAGCTGGGCTTTCGTCAGCCGGTAGTCTCTTCTGGGAAGGTTGAAGGTTTCGATCAGGCTTTTCTGGGCCATGAAGTCGTAGATCCTGCGCTTCAGCACTTCGACCGTTTCCAGTACGTCGTGCCGGCAATACTTCAAGGTCTCCGCTTTCATTTCCTCACTGAACTCTTCTTCTGTATCAAACGGAATGGATGATTCCTCGATACTGTGGCCCATGTAGGCCTCCAGCTGCTTCAGGGAGTGAAATCTGTCCCCGGTGTCGTAAGAGATAAATCCTTCCGGCGGTCCTCCGCCCCGCTGGGTTCTTCCGTTCTCGATCAGTTCCTGGGAGGCTCTATACAGGATATCCTGCCGGCATCCGTTATATACCGCTCCCAGGATATAGGAATCGTAATGATTCGAGTTGAAACCGATCCAGATGCAGTCCCGGTGGCTATCATAGAAGTCCACCAGCTGCATCTGGTCGGTGATCTCCAGGACACCCTCCGCGGAGGCGATGACCACGCACCAGAATTTTTTAAATACTTCAAAGTCGTATACCAGAATATCCGGATACTTCTCGAACAGTTCTTCCGTGGTCATCTCTGCACCTCATTACAGGGGAAGGATCTCCCCGTAGTAGCTGGAAAAGGCTTTTTTCACCTGCACCTGTATCTCCGTCCCGATCAGTTCGTCCTTCTGAGAAATGTCTTTTCCGAAGACTTCCTTGAACCGTTTGTAAGCCCGGATTTCCCGTTCCGGATCACGGACCCACTTCTTCAGATCCTTAATAAACTCCGCCGTCGTGTATTTGCTCTCATAGAGCTCGCCGTTGTATTTATACTCGACGTGGATTCCGATCACATCGGTGTAAATGTTCTCGATATTCGTTTTGATAATACCCTTCACAGGGCTGTCAAATTTCTTTGCCCGCTGGGTTTCTTCGACTTCCCACAGGCTGCAGAAATGATCGTACACATATACATCCCGGGATACTCCGACCTGCTCCGGCACTTCGTCGAAGCTGCAGCCGAAATATTTCTGACTCCATTCTTCGCACTTCTGGGCCTTTTCCTCATCGTCAACAAACTGGCCCTTTTCACGGTCATAATTCTGCTTGTTAAACTTTACGGTCCTCAGCACATCGTTCTGCGCGTCATAAAATTTCATCTCCAGACGGTTTCCATTCACGACTTCCGCTTTGATCATTTCACAATTTGCAATACGTTCCATTTTAATTTTCCTCCATAATCTTATAATTGATATCTTTTAATAACTGTTTCGCCAGGATCACGTCGGCCTTGCCGGTGATCCGTATCACCATGTACGGTTCGCTGTTGTGCACTTTCATTGACTCGTGCCGGCGGTCCACTGTTTCCATTGCTTTCAGCGCATTCAGGCAGTTGCAGTATTCTTCGATGTATTCTTCGCCAAGAGGTTTTTCGCTTAGATATTTAATATCGTCGCTTTTGTCCATGAAGAATACGACCATCTCGTGCTCGATTTCACTGATCGGGACCGTTTTATTCAGGTGCCGGTCTTGTAAGAAACGATCAAAAGTCAGATATGCTCCGCTGATGAACGATCCGCAGCGAGCGTTCCAGATTTTCCGGATCTCTTCCTTCTTCTCTTCCCGGCGCTGATCGTCAATGGCCTTTAGCTTATCCCTGGCCACGTTCTCGCCTTCGGTAATAATCCCGATGATTTCCTTAACCTGTTCCTCGAACGCGTTGTAGGGTTCCAGCACTTCTTTTTTGATTCGGATCTTTTCCTGGTTCAGCGTGTCGGATATCTTCCTGGCCGTGGCCACCGTGCGCTTGCACTCCTGTTCACTTTTCGGGCTTACGTCCAGCGCAATCAGGAACTCCCGCGCCTCTTCGGCTTTTTGCTTGTATAGCTGATATCCGTCAAACCGGATCAGACCATTTTCGATTCTGATATCAGTAGAATCGGGTTGATTTGTGTAGCTCAATGTATTCACCTCCCTCTCTGCGGTATTTCACATAAAACTTCAGGGACTCATCCTTTGCCAGATGGCGCTCTGAGCTGTCCACATAGGCGTTATACTGTCCGTGCCAGGAATCTCCCAGCAGCTTTAGTTTCGTTTCGTCATAGTTCGCTTCCAGGAATGTGTAATCGTAACGGAAACGCAGATCATCAGAAAACCGTGCCAGTTCTTCCGTGTTTTTCAGGTCTGTCGCATACACGATGTCTATGTCATCAAACCGCAGGACATACCCGAAGCACAGCGTATTGTGAGGAACCGGAACCGCCCACATGTGGCAGCCGGATCTCGGCAGCCATATTGGAAGATAATCTGTATTGATCGCCGTTACCGCATCGTTGATCCTTGCCACCTTGTACGTGGAGTAGATCTCGATATTCGGGAATTGCTCCACGATTTGGTTCAGCACCGCCGGTTTTACATGATCCTGGTGGTCGTGGGTGATCAGCAGGTACTGGCATTTGTACAGTTCTTCCTTCATCTTATTGAAGGCGATCCCGCAGTCGATCATGATGTTCCGGATTCGGACAGCATTCCCGATTGATCCGGATGACAGGATCCTGTAATCCAGATCACTCACATTTAGCCTCCGGCAGTTCGTGCCCATTCTGTTCAAACCACATATTCACGCCGGCAATCAGTCCCCTGGTTTCTTCCTGCAGTTCGATAATGGAAGTCTTCGTATCTTCCAGCATTTGAATCTGTTCGTTCAGATTCTGAAGAATCTCGTCAATGTTCATGCGTATAACCCTCCAAATTTCTAATATTTTGAATCGCCGCCAGCACTTCCGGCCGGGGCTGTTCAATGTGAATGTGATAAGTGATCACTTTCCCGTCGCTCATCGGGACCTTGATCACGTCCGGGTACCGGCTGCAGCTATGTTGCCAGTATCCCTTGACCTTCGGGAGCGGGAGAACCTGAACGGTTTCGCTCACAGTTCCACCCCCAATGTCTTCAGGATGAACGGCCAGAGCTTCATGAACTCCTTCCATTCTTCCAGGTGAAGGCTGACGACGGCCCCGCTCGGTTCCGTCCAGTCCAGGAACTGATTTTTCTTGAAATACTGGAAAGATCCAAGCGCCGTGTCGATCCCCGTCACCTTGTACTCAAACGGAGGCGCCACTGGGATCATGGCTGGTGTTTCAATCACTTCGGCCTTGTTGTTTTCCGGCGTCTCAATCTGCGCGTACTTGACCGGCTTAGCCGCTTCCGGAGGCTTGAGCCCCTTCAGCGTGGCCGGCAGTTTCCGATAGGTCTCCGGATCCTTATCCCTGATGGTTTGTTTGATATAGAACCACAGCTTCTCCGGGGCGTTGCTTCCGCAGCTCATGAGGAACGGCCGCGGATCTGTGCCGTTGATGGCAATCTTTACAGCGAAGTCCCGCTGTTCGTCGGTTAGTATCCTGGGCATATCCATATCTCCTTTGTCTAACAATCTCAGGCAGCGCCAGCTGCATATAAAGTGGTAACCTCTTTTGTATCGCCATTTATCCGGGTATAGGACATAAAACAATTTCCCGCAGACCGGACAGGTCTTCATTGAGGATCAGCCTCCAGAAATTCCGATTTGATGTATCCTCGACTGGTGCAGCTCCATTCAGACGTCCGATAAAACACCTGCACCGTGGAGCCGTTTGTGATCCAGCCATAGTTCTCCACCCGGGGCCCGCTGATCCAGCGCCGGCAGGCCACCCGGCTCAGGCTGCTGCAGTAGTATTGCTCGAAGACTGCTTCCGGTTCTTCTGTCACAACATAGCCGGAATGGACCCAACCTTCAGAGTTGCCGACGTCCAGGACGTGAATGTATCCGTTCTTCGTCTTCCCGTCTGTCTGGAATGAGTCGAGTGGATCCAGATAGCCGACCTGCATGGCGTTCTTCTGAGGGCTCCGGCGCACGGTGACGTAGCTCCCGGGCTTACACATCGCCCAACAGGTCAGCGGCTTTTCTTCCGCTGCCCGGCACTCGCTGGTACCGATCCACCAGCCGGCCCAGATTGTTACCGCAATCAGTAGGGCAAAGACTATTCTTTTGGTCCAAGATGTGGTATAATTCCTTGAGTACATTCTCGTGTACCTCCGTCATTCCGTCAGCGTTGCCGCGCTGGCGGTCTTTTCTTTTTCAGCGATGACCATCTTCAGCCTCTCCCGCTGGGAAGCATCCATCATGCAGACCAGCATTTCCTGAAGCACTATGATGTTCTTGTTTAGTGAGTCAAGCATCTGTTGTAGCGTCGGTTCTTCCTTCTCCGGCTCCATGAATCCGCATTTCTTCAGAAAGTCCCGCCGGAAGAACTTCACCCGGTCCCCGCTGATCACGAAGTTCCCCCACTTGTCCGTGTTCCATGTTCCGTCCTTCGCGTATTTGATAATCACGGACGGGTTCATGTTCAGGATCGGGGCGATCATGCTCGCCGGCACGGTTTCGCTCTGGCAGTTCTTCAGCGCTTCCAGGGCGTTGTCATAATCCGGATGTCGCATTAGCATCTTCTCCCTTCAGCAACTTCATCAGGTTGTCACGCATCTCAAGGATCCCATGAACCCTGCCGGAGAAATCGATGTATTTGCACACCGTATCATCCTGGCAATCCACAAGGCCGTCGTATGCTGCACTGATTCCATTGATCGCAGTGCTGTTGATCATCAACTCCAAGTCTTTCAGATAAAAGCTCGTGTATTCGTTTGCCATGTTTGTTCCCTCCTTCTTTTACATTGTAGTCTACTTTGTGGACTCTGATGGAAAAAAAACAGACATAAATTCGTCCGGATCATTAATACCCAGGCATTTCGCTATTTCCTCCATCTCCGGGGCTGTCGGTCGTTGCAGGCCATTGGCAATCCTCGAAGCCTTTTGCCGGTTCCATCCAATGGCATCCGCGAACGCAGACACATTAGGAAAACGACTGAAGATCGCTCCCCTGAGTTTGTTTGGCATCTCTTTTTACCTCCTTGATTTTGTGCTTTATATTTGGAACCTACACATAATATAGCGCAAACCGTCCACAATGTCAAGCATTTTGTTTTACTCTGTGGACGTTTTGTTGACATTGCGTTTCATTTCCTATATTATAATAGGCGGAGGGATGATTATGTATAGACCATATAGCTCTAAAAAAGTATCATCTTTTGCGGAACGGTTCTCAGAATTGTGTGAATCAAACCCATCATCTGACAGTACCATTGCGGATCATCTGAACGTTTCAAAGCAGACGATCAGTGCATGGAAAAGCGGTGCACGTTCTCCAAAACCAATAACAGTTATGGTGATCGCACATTATTTTAATGTAAATGATGAATGGTTAAATGGCTATGATGTTCCGCGTGAACCGCAACACATGCAGAGTTATATCGGATACGGAACAGAGACATTCCCGAACGCAATAAAAGATGTGGCCTATAGCAATGAACCATTTCCACCACGTAAACGTGTTGAGAACGCAGACGCGAAAGCTATTGTCACACCAAACATTCCTGTTTCTGCAGAATTAGACCCAGAGGAAAAATTGATTCTTTTTAAAGCTATCGGGAAAATTGCAAAAAAGGATCAGAAATCTGCAGCGATAATTATGTCAGCTTTGTCTGACAACGATATAATATGAGGAGGAAACACCATGACAATCCTGAAACGTGGCCTGATTATCGGTCTGATCCTCGTCCTGATCGCCTGCGTCGGCGGTATCGCGCCGCTGGATCTGCCGATCATCCTGATCGTCGCCATCCTTGTGATCCTCCTGGGCATTGCTTCCTATCTGTCGCATAACCGGAGGGATAATGATGAGTGAACGAAAGCACCGCACCAAAAGCCGCGGCAACGGCACCGGCACAGCTTTCAAACGTGGATCCACATGGACCGCCCAGGTCGTGATCGGCTGGCGGGTAATCGCAGATGATAAACCGCTCAGCGCCATCACCCGGTCAAAGTCCGGTTTCAAGACCAGGGACGAGGCGCTCCGGTACTGCCCGATCCTGAAGCTGGGCCCGCAGAAGCCGAAAGAAGCGCCGCCCCTGGAGCATTACTGGAACACCTACAAGAACGGCGCGTATACTGCGCTGAGCCCGTCAAAGCAAACAGCCTACCGTACCGCCTGGTCGAAACTCCAGCCCATCAGCAAAACACGCATTGACCAGCTCACGGTGGCTACCCTGCAAGACCTGCTGATCAGCAAATGTCCGTCCTACTACACGATGAAGGACTGCAAGACGATCTTGCTGATGCTCTTCCGGATCGCTGCAGCTGAGGGCTACGTAAACGAAAACATTCCGACATTCATCCAGCTGCCGAAGCTGGAAGAAAACGAGCGGATTCCCTTCAGCGAAACGGAACAGGCGGCCCTCTGGAAGCTCTACGAGTCCGGCGACATCCGCGCCGCCATGCCACTGCTGATGATCTACACAGGCATGATGCCCGGCGAGGCCATGAACCTCCGCGTGGATCAAATCGACCTGGAGAAGCGGATCATCACCGGCGCCGGCATGAAGACGAAAGTCAGGAAGGCCACGCCAATCGTCCTGGCGGAGACGATTATCCCGATGGTAGAAGACCTGATCGCCAACGCTAAGAAGGACGGGCACCTGTGGCCACACACGCCGGAGGTCTTCCGCCGGGAGTATTACGCCGCCCTGGACGCTGCCGGTTGCAGAAAACTATCTCCGTACTCCTGCCGGCACACCACAGCGACTGCCCTGGCAGTCAATGAGAACGTTGCCCCGCAGACCGTTAAGAAGGTCATGCGCTGGTCCACCGCCAAGATGCTCGACCGGTACGCTCACCCCCAGACAGAGGACGCCCTGGCGGCTGTGGATTCGATCAAAACAGCCCGCTGAAATATGTCTCTACTCCTAACCTATTCCTAACACCGAACCCGCCAAGCCTTATATATCAACGTTCTTCCCTCCCCTGCACAAGGAGAGGGCTTTACTTTTCCACAGGCTTTTGGAGGCCACCAACGAAATCTTGAAATGCTTTATTTTCAATCGTTCCAGGCGTTACCTGTGGATATCTTTAACATTATCAACAGCCCATATTTGACCACCAAAAACCGCTCTACTCCTAACGTATTCCTAACATCAAAAACCACCTCCCCGGCCCGGGGAGAGCGTTTTTTTGGCACAAAAAAAGCGCCCCGGGATCGCTCCCAGGGCGTGACTTATAGTCATCAATTATTCCGCTTTTTCTCCATCAGGAGGTTCTGTTTTCACCGGCTCGTCCTCCGCTTCCGGCAGTCCCGTGGCCAGGCTCGTTAGGATGCTGAGGACAAATGCCGCACCACTCACAGAAAGTGCACGGAGCCACTGTACCTCCTCCAGGGCCGCTCCAACCGCAATAAAGCCGACGAACGTCTGCGCAAACGTCCGAACCGCCCGGATCAGCGCCGCCAACAGCCATTTCTTCCAGTCCCGCTTCATGTACCATTACCTCCACCTTCATCAAATAGATTCACCGGTTCATCCGGCAGTTCAAGGAACGCGTTGTGCTTGCGTTCCATGATTCCGTTCGGGCCCAGGGCCTCATACTGGGCGTACAGGTTCAGCACGTTCTGTTTATCCTCATAACTCGCCCAGCCCTGGTGTTTGTAATAGTGATACGCCTGCAGGAGCCGGTCCCGGAGGATCGCCTGCAGGCCCAGTTTGATAGCTTTGTTCACCTTTGCCTGCGCCTTGATATACCCGAACAGGCCCGCCATGAGCCCCGGGATACCAAACAGGCACAACCAGTTATATACCGTCATCTGGAAACACTCCCTTCAACAATCTCCGCCGTCGGGTACTGTTCACAGATCTGTTTAGCCTCTTCCAGGCTCAGGTCCTTAATGACCACGGCATAGCTTACTACAGGTTCCGGCTGATGGTCCTGATCTTCCAGCGCCTGGTCGATGGCTTCCCATGTCTTCGGCCCGCAGATCCCGTCGATCACGAGCTTGTGATCATACTGGAAGGTCTCCACCGCCGCCTTGGTGCTCTTCCCGTACACCCCGTCGATCCCGCACGGACCGATTCCATAACCCAGCTTGACCAGATCGGTTTGAAGTTCCACCACATACACGCCCCGGTCTCCCTGCCTCAATGTGGGCCGTTTTCCGGGCGTTGGCGTGGGCTCCGGCTGTGGGTCTGGTATTGCTCCGTCCAGGCCGGCAGGCACTGCCCAGTGTGTCCATTTTGCCTTTCGTTTGGCGAAATACTGCACGTTGTTGCCACACTCGCAGGTCTCATCATTCAACCCGAATCCGGTGTGTTGCCACTTCCCGTCCTTGTACACGAACAGGCAGCACAGGACGCCCTTCGGCATGGATTCAATCGTCCCTTTTGCCGTCCAGTTCGCCTCGTGTTTCCATTGTGTGCCGCAGGTGTCGCCGTACAGGTCAAACCCGATCTGCTTCAGGCACCAGTCCGTGAACCCTCTGCAGTCGTAGCACCGCACGCGCTCGCCGCCCGGGTACCACTTGCACCCGCTGCAGTCGCCGCTGTCAAAGGCCTTGCACTTCGTTTTGATCGTTTCATGGGACGGGCACATCCTGTAGCGCTTTCGGCGCTCTGACGGCGTGCACGGATCGCCCCAGGAGGAATATACATACGGCCAGTCCACGCAGGCCAGAGCCGTATTCCAGACGATTTCCTGTTTGCTCAGGCCCTCAGTCTTCATCCTCGTGATCAGTTCGTCCACCTGGTTCAGTGTGTTCATATTCCCGCATACCACCTTTCCACCGGCGCGGATCCGCGCCCATTACGATAACCCAGTCAACCGCCAGCACAAATACCGACAGCACGATGACCACCCAGATCCACCAGTCCACCCAGCCGGTCACCTCCAAAAAGTTTTTTTGTTCTCTTTTCTTTTTCTGAAGCCTGATTTATAATGAGCATACAAAAAGAGCGCCTGCAGTTGGCTCCTGCTTGCGCTCTCAAAGCGGAAGATGTGAGTGTGGCACACCCTCCAAGGATGATCTTATCACATTCTTTCGCGTGAATCAAGAAAGGATGTGTTTTTTATGACAGCCAATTCTTATGAACGTTTCCGTACTATCCTCATCATGAACCTTTGCCAGGTCCTGGACTCCGATCTGATGCCTGATGTCATGGAGGCCGTTGACATCTCCCTGCAAGGTTTTGAGATTACCGACAGCCAGACGGCAATCATTCCGGCCGTCCAGGGGAATGCGGATATCCTGAAAGCATACCTTGCGTCCAAATCTGTCGCCGGCGCCAGTGCCGGCACTCTGAAGCAGTACAAGTATAAGCTGGTCGACTTTTTCCGGCGCACCGGCAAAGGATTCGCCGAAATAAACGCCTTTGATATCCGGATGTATCTTGCCTATTTTAAGACCGAGCGGAAAGCATCGAACAGTTATATGGACCAGATCCGTCTGACGCTGAACACCTTTTTCACCTGGCTGGTGGATAATGATTATATTGCTAAGAATCCATGCCGAACTGTGGAAAAGATCCGATACCAGCAGAAAAAGCGCACCGCGCTGACGCCGATCCAGCTGGAGACCGTCCGCCTGAATACGGAAACGCCCCGCGAAAAGGCTGTCGTTGACTTTCTCTTTTCAACGGGACTTCGCGCTTCGGAATGCGCTGACGTCCGATTATCGGACATCAATTGGCATGAGCGGTCCGTCCTGGTCCGCCACGGGAAAGGTGATAAGGAAAGAACCGTGTTCTTCAATGCGGAGGCAGAGGTCAGTATGAAAAACTACCTCGATTCCAGATCAGACAGCACAGACTCGCTCTTTGTCCGCTCCAGGATGCCATACTCTCAGCTGTCAACCGCTGCCATTGAAAACATCATTAAAAAGATAGCCAGACGAAACGCAATCGAGCTTTTCCCGCATAAGCTCCGCCACACCTTCGCAACACACAGCATACGGTCCGGTATGCCGCTGGAGGTCCTTCAGATGCTCCTGGGCCATGCTAAACCGGAGACGACATTGATATACGCCCACATGGATACGTCCGACGCCCAGCATGAGCACCAGCGGATATACGCCTAAATCGTCACGTTTCCGGTGAGCATGCTCTTACGGTTTGTCCCGCTGATGCTGATCGCCGGTTCCTTGCTCTGGGTCATATTGTGGAATGCATTTCCGTTTACAACTACACCCTCAATATTCTTGAACGACAGGAAACAGCCGTCGGCATTCTTGAAAACGTTGCTGTTGATGATACTGCCCACCGTGCTTCCGCCGCACTTCACCCAGCTGGTCACCGTGCCGGCGGTGTCTGTCCAGTATCCTTCATCCGCCAGGAAGGTGTTCCCGCTGATCACGCTGTTCTGCAGTCCCTTCCGGAAGTCCAGCACAGCAAAATCCCCGCGTATACCTTGGACGACGTTGCCGGTGACGTTCCACCCCCAGGCCTGGTCATAGGCCCGGAGAAGGTAGCCTTTGCCGTTGTCAATCGTATTGCCCTCAAAATGGAGCCCGTAGGCGTGGCCCGATTTAACATTAATAAAGCCGCTTCCGATGCTGTGGAGGCGGCAATTCTTTATGGCTATGGCCCGCTGGTCGTACTCAGCCGGGTGGTTTGCGTTGGTGTCGTACTGGTCATCCCAATGAAGGTAGGCGATGTAGTTACAGCTGGCGATCTGCCCGTTCAGGATCTCCAGCCCCCGGCCCATGAAGTCGGCCACC